AACATCTTTAACAGCAGATACATTTAGAGTATTACCAAATGCAATACTTGGTACATCAATGCTTCTGCAATATGCTATTGGTTTAAGTGCTTCAACACCTGTACCTTCAACTTGTTCAACATATTCATTATTTATAATTATATTTATAGTTGATGCACTACCACTACTATTAGTAAAAACAGCAGAAACACCATGACCAAAATTTATATCTAAATAAGAGGACATATCTTCTTCTGTTTCTAACCTATATTCAGACATTATTGTTTCTCCAAAATTACACTAATAAAACCTGTATTATCAGGTTCTATTGTTTTGATAAAAAATGTTGTTTCAGGCGTAAGAGTGTTGCCTTTGTTTGTTGTTATAGCATCAACAACTATTTTATCTCCTTGTGTAATATCAGGTGCATCACTTGATTTTAATATTGCAGTAGGTTGAAAACCCTCAACTGATATAGATTCTCCCTCAATACTTATATAAGGTTGATCTATAATTAGATTTATTAATACTGAAGAACCATCATCTATAAGTCCTAAAGTATCAATTAAAGGAAAGGCATCAAATAGCTTTCCTGATTCAAAATAAGTGCCAGTAACTCCATGCCCTGTTGTAGCATCAAGGAAAGAAGTAAAATCTCTAGCACTCTCAATAGCCATTTTTACTTACTTCTTTTTTTGACCTTAGTTTCTGATTTTTCTAAACCAACACTTCTATTTGATTCTTTTTTTGGTTTGCCTTTGTATTCTTCAGCTTTACCATAACCAACAAGTGATCTACCTTCATCAATAGAAAGTTCAACAACATCACCTGCTTTTACTTTTTCTTTATTAGCTACTGTATCTTGTAAAATTAAATATTTCATTTTTTCACCTTTTGAAAGATGGGTGGAAATTAATCCACCCATTTTGTTTGTACTAAGTACCATTAACTACCAGCACAGAATGAAACTGCGTGTCTTACAGCTACATCTACTGATTGTAAAGCTACTATTCTAACTGTACCTGCACTTGAATTGCTGTATGGATCAACAACAATGTCTAATCCACCAAACATTCCAACAAGTAAGTCATTAAAGTTACCAAATACATAATTGTTTGCAGTTAATTGAGGTGAAACAACGACTTTATATCCGTTTATTTCATCATTAACAGCTATAAATTGTGCTGTATTGGTTGCTTTTTCTGTAGTTTTTAAAGTGCCATAGTTAGTTGGATGCACTATATAAGCTAAGTCGCCAAGTAAAGCATTATCAACTCTTACAGCAGTTTCCATTGAAACCATTTCTGCAAATGTTGGAGCAGCAGCACTTGAAAGTGATACTGAGTTGATACCACTCGTGTTAGTTATCCCAGTAGGATTACCTGACGAGCCACTCCCCTCGAGAGCAGCATCATCAATAGCAATAGCCATAGATTGTGCTAGATCATTTCTAATTAAGTTCTCAACATCAATAGATGATTGAATCATTAATTGTCTAGTAACATCTGTAAATGCTCCTAAAGTTTTTGGGGACATACTTACTGAACCAACAGTAAATTCTGATTCACCAGCAGCACCACCCTCTGAACTAATAAATGCAGCAGTTGAAGCAGCAGTTTTTCTTGGGATTTTTACATCGCCAGTTAGTCCATTAAGCATAGTTGCCATAGGCATTACAGCAGAGTTATTTCTTAGAACGTCTATGAAATCACCAGCTCTGTAATCTTGTCCAATTAAGTCGCCATCTGATCCAGCAGATAAATCTCTCTGATTCCAGTTTCTTAAAACTTCATCAGGAAGCATAACGCCTTGTGCTGTTTTCCCATAAGCTCTTTGTGCTGCTTCTGAACATTCAAATTCAAATTTTGCAGCTTCTTGTGCTTTTCTATCTGTAGGATTAGCCATAGCGTTAATAGCTCTCATTATGCTAAATCTTTTAGTTTCTTTTTCAGTTAAACCAATTTCTGAAGGAGTTTCTAAAGAAACATCATTAGAAATATTTTCTAATAATTGTCCTCTAAATTCTTCAACAGAAACACCATCTTTAATAGCTTGATTAGCTAAATCTCTTTTATTGTGTCTTACACCAAGATCAATAATTTCTTTTGAGTTCTTTTGAAATTCTTTTCTTGCTTCATCAACACTTTGAGTTCTAACTTCATCAAGATTAATTTCTTGTTTTTCGTTTTCCATTATTTCTACCTTTGTTGTGTTTAATGTTTGTTTATTTTTAGAACGACCTACGCCAACAAGTCTGCTTTGATCTGCTGGTACACTTACAGAACTAATTTCCATAGGTGTCCAACTTGCACGATAATAAGTTTCATCATCTTTGTTATATCGTTCCATCTTATCTACTCTGTAGCCTACAGATATATTCATGCGAATACCATCGACTACATCTCTAAAAACTTCTTCAGCAAGATCAGATTTTCCAAATCTGACTACAGCTATTGTCCTTTTAGCTGTCTGATCAAGTTTAAATTCTTCTACAACACCAATTTGTTTAGTCATATCGTGATCTAACAATAAAGGTGATCTTCCTGATTGCATAAACTCCATGTTTATATTTTCAGGTGCGTGTCCTAGAACTTCCATTCCAAAACTACGTTCTACTGGTTCTTCCGAAGATACGCCAACACGAACCAATCTTTTTTCTTCATCAATAAATTCAGACCTAGATAAGTCAATAGTTCTGTAGCTAGTTTTTATACTAACAACTTTTCTATCTTTATCTTCATCTTCGTCATAATGATAAGGTCTAGCTGATTCCATTTCCTTATCTTCTTCTTCAACCATTTCTCTATCCTCATTATTCTTTGCAAATTCAACAATAACTTTATTATCTTGTTCGCTAATATTAAGGATATGTCTATCTTCTTTATCTTTCATAGCTTTTTCCTCGTTTTTTGTTGATAAAGGATGTCCTTCAGGTAGCAGGTCTGTATCATGTTTGCCGCTTCTGAATCTACCATTTCTTAAAACATATAAAAAACTGTTGATTCTAGCAGCTGCCCATTGTTCAGGACTACTAACATTAGGTCTTACTGAAGCTGGATTAGTTTTATAAGCACCAATCCCTCTCTCGTAAACTTTTGATAAAGTTGATACATTAGTCCTTTTAGATTTAACATTACCAACTTTTTCATTATGTTCTTCTACTTTGTTTTCAATCATTTTTCTTGCTTTGCCTGATACTGCTCTTTCTTCAGTATCTTCCACTTGTCTTACATCTATTTTTCCACCCATACCTGAGTGGTTTACACAATAATAATAAAGATCAGGTGTATCTTCTGTAATCTCAATGCTTATAGATGCGTTATCTTCACCTGCTTTACCATTAATACTTACACCTGTTTGATATGGTTCTCCGTCATTGTGTGTGCCATCTTCTGTAGTAGAAAATCTTAATGCGTGTGTTTTGTTAGATGCATCAGATATATCAAACTGATATGTATTACCCTCTAACATTACTAAACTTGGTGATAGTTCTCCATCTAAATAAAATTTATTACCTTCACCATATTTATTTTCACCTGCTTTTATAACTACCTTATATTCAATAGTTTCGTTTCTTACGTTGTCAATGCTCCTATCTTCTTTTTTCATTTGTTCTACTAATCTGCTTGACCAAGAATATCCAGCATCACCACCCCATAATGCCCATGCAATTCTACCATTTGATGGATAACCTTCTTCACCTGAATCAAATCCTTCAGCTTCTTTATCAACTTCATGTCTACTAAAAAAGCTATACATTCTTTTAACTGTTTCATCAGATAAGTTTTCACCATTGACTATTTGCCTTGCTCTAACAGCACCTATTCTAGTTCCACCACGACCAAGTTCTTCTCGCCAGTCTATGCCTTTTTGTGCTTCAGCTTTCATACCCTCTGTTGGTTTAGGCATCTTCTTCATCCCCACCTTGTATGTTAGCTTCTACTGGTAGCTTAGTTCCAAATGGTTGATATGCTATTTCTATGCCATATTGTTTTGCTAGTTCTACTTCTTTTTGATGTTGTTCAAATAGTTCTTCAACATCTCTACCATAAGCAGCACTTATATCAGCATAAGTAACAGTTCCATTTTGTAAACCTAATATGTTTGATTGCATTTCTTTTAAAGGATCAATCCATGCAAAACTTCTAGGTATATAACTTATAGCTCTAGCAAACTTGTCATACTTTGCTATAGGTAAGTTTATATAACCTGTAGATATAGCCATTTCTAACCATGACTTAAATATAGGGTTTATAAAATGCTCTATCACAAACTGTTGATACAGTTGATACATACTTCTATCTTCTAACGCACCCTGTCTGATGCTTGAATAATTTACAGAAGTTAAATCATTACTTAATGCGTGATAAGAAATATTTAAACCTGATGCAATACTTCTTAGTATGCTTGTAGTAAATGGTTCAAATGCAGATGTTGGATGTGTAGGATCAAAACTTTCAAAAGACATTCCTGCTGGTAATTGCTCAAATACTCCTGCTTGTGCGTTCATAGTAGGATTGAATGTATCTTCCATTTCACCATCTCCGACATAACCATCGCCATCAGGTGAAGTTATAAAACCCATTTTAGAAGCACCAACTCTAGCTGCTACTATCTCTGCTTCATAATATCCATTTAGCATTTTCATATTAGCTATGATAGGTGCAATAAATGATACTCCTCTTGTTTGTTCTGCTCTTTGTGGTAAGTAAGCGTGTATTATTTCATCTGCTGGAACTCTTATATATTCCTGTTGTGGTTTTGGATAAGTGTTATCGTATGGATGTTTTTTAAATAAATGATAAGCGACTGGTTTACCACCTTTATCAAGCTCAACACCCATCTTAATACTATTACCATTTTTTAATCTAGTTTCATTTTTATTTTCGTCTAAATGATCTGCTTCAATAAATGTAATTCTAAAACCAAATGGTGAGTTGCTATCTTTTACTTTTCTAACTAATACCTCACCATCTCTACAAAGCGTTTCAATAAATATTTTTTGACAATCTATGAATGTAAGTCTTTCATTAACAGTACAGTTACCTAGCTGTCCCCATTCTTTCCAACCTCTTTCAATAAGCAGGTTAGCTCCAATATCTAACGATTGGTCATCATTTCTTGCTTTGGAGCTAACTCTTACGCCCTGCTTTCCGATCACATTAGATACCA